TGTTTTAATTTTACTTTGTTTATATCCGTTAATTAGTGCCTCGTAATCCGCTACTTTTCATAGCTGCGGCACGTTATGCGTAATCAAATGATTTCACCCTGTTTTTCCAGCCTTTCAGAAACACATCCATTTGAGGCTTCCTTTCCGCTAAATCTTCATAGTACTCTATCCTGAGTTCTTTTATTTTATCAAAAAGTTCTTTAGGATTAGCAAAATTGATTTTCATTAAAGAGTTGTTACCTATAACACCATCGTCTACCGTTCCAGCTGCTCTCTGTACTATCTTAATTCCGTTATATCCACAGTTTACAAACGCATCAAAGGTGATGTTAGCAACGGATTGGTCATTAAAGAAATTACCATGCATCTTGTCCCAGAAGTGAAGCCTATAGATAGTCTTGGCTTGTGCCTCTGTTAAGCTTTTCAGTGCGTCTAAGTTAGGAAGTAAGCCTAATGACTTGGCGTATGTCTGGAATAAAGAGAAGGTGATTCCTCTATTCGTTGCGCCTCCTGGATCGGATGGATGATTTACGTATAAACCCTCATGTTTCAATATAATCTTAACAGCTAATTCGAAGTTTGCCATTATTCTGGATATTTATTGTTAGGTTTCGTTTTAGTTAATGTACTTAGACGCCATTGCCGGAGCCAGAACTCTGTTTCCTTTTGATTGATATCAAAGTAATAGGCGAAGGCTCTTATTGCTCGTTCTGTTTCTTCACTTATCTGTGGCATATCTTGTATTGAAAATTATCTATGTGGTACTGTCCTTTGGTTTTAATGTTGGTTTTAATTAACAGCCCTGAGTTCATTAGGTTTGTGATGCCTCTCTTTACGGAGTCCTTTATCATGGTGTATCCATTCTTACATAACTCATCATAAGCCTCCCAAGCGTTGCGTGGCTTGCCGTCTTGAAATAACAGGAGAATAATATCCTCCTGACGTTTGGCGTTATCATCAGCCTTCACTAATTTACTTGACTTCAAGTCAATTGTATTGTGAAAGCTAGGTTGGGGCTGCGGATATAAGGATAGTTGATTCATAATTTCACTTTAATAACTTTTTAATTTTCTCACCATGCGTGTGTTTTCAGCGGAGTCCAATATATTTCCATCTGTGATAACGGTTGTGTGATCTCCCTTGGCTATTATTCTCCACTCTGTCTTATCACCACCTTCAAATATAAAGTCTTCACCTCTCCTGAGTAGCTTCAATAATACTGGCTTATGTAAGAATCTTTTCTCTGTCATTGTCTTAGGCTTTGTTCTAGTTCTGATTTTCTTAAACTTATTATCGTTCTCATGCTTTCTATTGCGTGCGTGATTCCAGCATTTAACCTGTCTGCATAAACTAGGTTAGCCTCTTCATCAGCAGTTTGTCCTTCTATGAGCATCTTTAGAATAGTCGGGGGCTTCTTCTGATCTAATCCAGACAAAACAATAGCCTGGGCGCTTAGTAAGCTTCTTTTAGCCTGTGCTTTCAGCTCAGAAGATAGTCCTACTATGTTAACCAACTTCATTAACTTGCCTTGCAACTCGTCTAGGTTCTCAGGATCAACCTCCATGTCTATTACATTACGAATGGCTAGTGCTTTGTCTTTAAAACTTATCATTTTATTGTCACATTTAATCCAGATGTGCTTGTCTTGATAGGAGGTTTTATTGTAAATGTCTCGCCTGTTTCCTCATCAAAGGTATTCAAAGGTTCTTTGAGCGCTTTCAAAAAATCCTCTCTTTCTTTTAGCCTGTTTTTTGCGCACATAAATGAGTGGTCTCTTTTCTCCCACTCAGGATCACCACAATTTGAGAAGTCGTACTTAGTGCCATGCTCTGATTTGGTGATCATGGCTCCTGCATACTCGAATGTTTTCTCTCCCCATTTGTCGGCCTCCACAAGTTGCTCGTGGTTGGTTTCTGATTTGAGCCTGGAGATAATAGTCTCCAGTGTCTTAATCCACACACGCACTCTTAAAGGATTCGTTTCTCCTGCCTTCACTGAGTCTATGATCTGATCAGAGAAAACATCTATTCCTGTCTGGGAGGTGCTGAACAAGTCAAGCACCCCCATAGCTGTCTTCGGTAAGTTATCTACGTAGTAGTCCATAATTAAAAAGGTAAATCGATAAATGCTAAGGCCGTTTGTTTGTCCGTTGCTGCCCAAGGATCGCTGCCATCATAGAGAGCATCTAAGTAACAAGGCTTATCTAGTGCTGCTTTCTTTATCTCATCACTTACAGGCTTCTTAGGTGAGGCTATCACGGAGTATTCAGTGCTAAGGTCTTCACCTTTGCGTGTTATTTTTAAGTCGTAATCAAACGGAGAGCCCCACTCCTCATCTTTACTAAGATTGGCTATCGCTGTTTGGATGCTCACTTGTGTTATTTCTAACACTTGTACGGCTTGATCTGCATAGTTCCATACTATCATAGCCCAAAAATGCTTAATGGGCTTCTTGGAGTCTACTGGCTTGTCAGGCTTTGCTTTCATTTGATAGCGCAAAGGCTTTTTGTCTTGCCAATCCAACCAGCCTACTATCGGCTTTGAAAGGATGCGTAGGCGGTTCTCACCTTGTTTGAACTTCATGTAGTTGTTATGGCCTTGCGGCTGTTCGTAGTTGTCTGGTAAAAATTCCATTTGTTTTGTTTTAGTTTTTAATTTCAGTTATAAGTCCCATCATCCAGAAGAGTCTAAACTTGCGCTCTTCGTCTTTGGTGGCAAAGGCATACACTCTGCTTTTTCTTGTGTCTTCGATAAATATTATTTGCTGTTTCATTTTATTAGCATTAAGTTAAGCACGTCAATAGGCTCATTTATTTTGCCTTCTTTCATTAGGTCATAAATGAGTAGGCACGCATCGTTGAAGCCTAAATCCTCGTAGTTTCTACACAACATCCGAGTCATGTTTTCCTCTGCTTTTTCTGTTTCATTATTCATGATTATAAGTTTTAAAGTTGGTAGTTATTATTTCTCTTGCTTCTTTGAATTGATCACCTTGCAAAACGGCTAGGATTTCTCTGGTTCGTTGAGACCTTCCATTATCAAAGGCTATTTCGAACGGTTTATTTTCTTCGTCCTCTTCGATGGCTTTTTCCATGCAGTCTTCACAAAGTTTATAGCCTTCATAATAAAAGACATCTTCCTCTTTTAATGTTGTGCTGCAAAATCCGCACTCAAATGTCTCGCTTGGCAGCCTGTCTAATTCCTGTTGTGATAAGTATGTTATGTCCATGTCCTTGTTGTTTGATGACTCAAATGTAATACCGTTATTCCTTACTTCCTAATTTATTTTTATTTATTTTCAAATAATCTTTTATACTTATGTATTGCAATATACATATTATGGTATTACCTTGCAAGTATGAAAGACAAACAAAAACGTGAAATCATTACATTTGATGCCGGTAATGGCCTTCGTCAACATCTTGAAAGTCAAGCGGTTGAAAAAGGAATAGGCATCTCAAAGTATGTTAAATCGCTGGTTAAGAGAGGCTCTAAGTTTAAGCCTTTAAAGAAGACTAAGGCCGTTAAACAAAATGTATTATACAAAATGTTGTAAGATGAGGGTGTGGCTATTCTATTGGTCTCATTTGTTGATGATAGGCTGACTTGGTGGATAGAGGTAACGGCATTCGTTAGTATCATGGTGTCAATTGTCTTTAAAAATTAGGAAGTGACGCAATTATTTTGTTAATTTGTATTTCAAATGGCTGCCGACACAGTCTTCAAAACTTTAACGAACCTTTGGGTGGGAGTAGCTGTCGGGCGAAACCAACCAAAGGTTTTTTTATTTAAATTCTTAATTAATTATTACTCATGATTTTTAAAACATTTCCTTTCGGGAAATACAAAGGCGTTCAGCTTATTGAGATTCCCACAACCTACATTACATACGCTCTAGAAGAGTTTGATCTTCCAAAAGAATTAAAGGAGGAATTAAAAGTTATTCTCTGTCTAAGACTTGAACTAACATCAGATTTGAAAGATCTAAACGTTAAAAAAGTATACAGAGAAATGGTAAAAAAATATCACCCTGATAAAGGTGGTGACCAAACTTCTTTTATTGCAATATCTGATTTTTACAATACTCTTCTAAGCCATGAGTAAAGACCCAGCATTTCTATTCTATCCTAACGACTACATAGGTGGCACTATGGGTATGACTTTTGAAGAGAAGGGAGCCTATATGGAACTATTAATGCTCCAATTTAATAGAGGTCATATGACCTCACATATGATAGGTCAAACGGTTGGACAAATTTGGGTCAAAATTCAGGACAAATTTATTCAAGACGAAAAAGGCCTTTGGTTTAATGCCCGTCTTGATGATGAAAAAAGTAAGAGAAAGGCGTTTACTGCATCCAGACGCAACAATTTAGAAGGTAAAAACCAATATTCAAAAGAAAAAAAAGCAGGTCATATGACCTCACATATGGAAAATGAAAATGAAAATGAAAATGAAAATGTAAATACAGTTACTATTACTAAGAAGGAATTAACTGAAAAATTATTTTCCGATCAGATTTGGGTTGAACAAATGGGAATAACACATAAGGGAAAAAATTTAAAGCAGTCATGGGAGGAATGTTATTTACATCACTCAGCAGATCCAATGTCAAAAAGATTTGAGTTATGGCAATGGAGACAAAAGCTAAATACATGGTTGACTATAAAAAAGCAGGACATCAGAAAAGAGCCGGTGAATAAAGGTAAACTACAATGACATACGAAACCATCATAGAAAAAGAAAGCCGTAAAGAGTACGAGGTACAATCTACCAAGTCAGGCGAGAATCCACAACCATGTCCGGTGTGTGCTGATGACCGCAAAAAGAAAAATGCGAAGCCATTCAGTTACAACGCTCAAACCGGATTAGGTAAATGTCAGCATTGTGGCGCTTCATTCTACAAAAAGAATGAGAACTATAAAGTTTATGTTAAACCAGAATGGGAGAATAAAACAGCATTAAGCGATAAGGTTATAGAATGGTTTTTACAGCGGAATATATCTCAGGAGACTCTTATTGAAATGAAAGTTACTGATGGTGTGGAGTGGATGCCACACAAGCAAAAGGAAATGAACGTCATCAAATTCAATTACTTTCGGGATGGCAATCTGATAAATGTAAAATCCAGATCAGGTGACAAAGGGTTTAAACTTGTAAAAGATGCAGAAAAGATATTCTACAACCTAGATGGGATAAAAGGACAGAAAGAAGTTTACATAGTCGAGGGTGAAATGGACTGCCTTACAATGGTGCAAGCTGGCTTTAAAAATACGGTTAGCGTACCTAATGGAGCAACTAAGGGAAACAACAATTTATCGTACTTGGATAATTCTTGGAAATATTTTGAATGTGTAGAGAGGGTGTTCATAGCAACTGATAATGATGAGAATGGCGAAAGCCTTTCAAATGAGCTTGCTAGAAGGTTAGGCGTAGAAAAATGCTTTAGAGTAGATATGTCTCCGCATAAGGATGTCAATGAACAGCTATGCAAAGACGGCAGAGTCGATATAAGCCGTTTTAAACCATTTCCAGTATCAGGGGTATATTGTGTCGATGACCATTGGGATAGTCTCTTAAACCTAATTAAAAACGGCTTTCCGAAGGGATGGAAGCCAAGAGGCAGGTTGGGTAATCATATTTCTATACATCCAGGATATATGACAATGATAACAGGCATACCTGGGCATGGAAAAAGTGAAGTTCTAGACCAGATTCTAATACAGCTATGCATTGATTATGATTTGAAAGGTGGATATTTCACTCCTGAAAACTGGCCTACTGAACTACACTTACTAAAGCTGATTGAAAAGCTTATAGGCAAATCAGGGTTCAGAGGCAATGAATTAGAACTAAGTGCTGCAAAAAAATTTATGGAGGATAGAATATACTGGATTTATCCTGACGATGGTTATGGGTTAGATCAGATATTGGATAAGGTCAGGCAGGCTGTTCTTAGATACGGAATCCAATGGTTTGTAATTGATCCATGGAATAAATTAGAACATAGGGGAAATGGTAGTACTGATTACATAAGCGAATGTTTAGATAAGATAAGCACTTTTAATAAAAAAAACGGCACTCATTCTTTTGTGGTAGCACATCCAACTAAAATGAAAATGAATCAAGACACTGGTAAATATGAAGTGCCTGGTCTTTATGATATTAGCGGCTCAGCTAACTTTTATAACAAAGCAGATATAGGCCTATCAATGTATAAGGAAGAGAATTTTAAGAATACCTTATACGTTCAAAAGGTTAAGTTTAAATTCTGGGGCGAGATAGGTAAGATCGAGTATAATTGGGATCAGACAAACGGCAGATATACTGAATATGGTAGCGACCCTACTAACTGGTTAGCTCATAAAGGCGAAAATAAAGTAATGGATTTTAATGAACCAGGAGACTTACTTGATGATGTGCCATTTTAATATTAACAACAAACAGGCAGCATAATTTGCATTAATCACTTATTAGTATTACGTTTGTCAAAGAATATGAGTCCACTATGTCACACAGCAGGATGCGAGAACTACCGAGAAGGTTCAACAGACTATTGTTCTTCTTGTAATAGACAGGCACGGAAGGAAGCACAAGAGTTAATGAAGGAGGCTAAGGTAAAGAAGCCGATAAAAGCCGTGGCAGATAAGAGAGCCAAGCAATTACAACAGTATTCAAAGTTAAAAGCTCAATATATTGCCATCCATCAGATATGTGAGAACATAGGATGTAATCAACAAGCTACAACTATACACCACATGGCTGGAAGAGAGAACGAAATGCTCTTAGACGTAAACTACTTCAAAGCCTTGTGTTTTGATTGTCATAGGAAGGTGGAAGAAAACCCACACTGGGCAAAAGAAAATAAATTAAGTGAATCCCGAACCAACAAAGCCACAATGAGATGAAAACTTTAGCCCTCCTCCTAGTTGTAAATCTGTAAAAATTATGAGGAAAATAAGAGCAGGATGTTATAGATACAAAGGGTATATAATTAGGAATCATGGATATTATCCACCTGATAAATGCGTGTGGTGGGAAGCCATCAATGAATTAACAAATGAAGCAGATTATCACGCACACACCAAAAAGGACATTAAATTGCTGATTGATGGTGCGGAATAATTTTTATTGTTTACAACGGCTGGCAATATGAAATCGTGCTGGATTACGAGGCACGAACCTGTCGAACCGCTATACAGTTGATACGAGAAAATAAGTTTAATAACCGCACGAAGCCCAGCATGTTTTATATTGCGTGTTGTGCGTAGTGCTTTAATAATCAAAACGATGAGAAAATATAAATTAATTAAGTATGATGCTGAAAGTGATAGATTTCAGGCAAAAGACGATTCGGGTGAAAATATTTATTTGGACTTAACAACAGATTCAAGTTTTCCTGAAATAAATGATTCAGATGCTTATAAAAATTGTAGTTCAAAGGATGAGTTTACAGCATTAATGAAATCATTTGAAGGTAAAACAATTGAGTGCGAAGGAATACACCCTTACATTCCTGTGTATTTTGTCGGAGGTGGCAGGTTTGTTTCTTAGCATTACGCACAACAACCGACTATGCATCATATGTGTGATATAACCAGATAGCCAATACTAATATGAAACCAACAGCCGAGGAAAGAATACACGAGCTAAATAAAGCTCTCCTATTCATCAAAGAAAACCACAACGGGGAAATACCTTATCAGTTTAGCTCCAATGAATACGGACTTTGGATGGCAAGGTATGCCAATAACGCTGTAGAGGAGTATAAGGAGAGCTTTAACATCAACAAGCGTGCTGAGATGCGTAAACAAGCTATAACGGTAATACCCAGTAAGTTTAAAATCTTTGGCTCAGAGATTAAGATAAGATATGACAATGAAAGATTAAGCTATGAAGGATCATTAGGCGAGTTCGCATCACTTAATGAAATACCATACAAACCAATTTTGTAGGTATAATGCCTCTTTAAGTAACCAAAATGAAGCATTAAACAAAAAATTTATAGGGTTATGAAGTGTAAATATAATGTAATAAGCCGCAAGACTGGAAAGCTAGAGCCGTGGTCTGGAGAGTTTCCAAGTGAAACAAAAGCCATAGAGTGGTACAGGAAGCACGGGGTTAAGCACGAAGCCGAGGGCAGGACACTGGTGATGATGAGAGTCGGAGAGCCTGGCTGGGCTGAGGAAGGGGTGAGGTCAAGAAAAAAAATAAGCCTGTAAATAATTTATCTTTTATTTATCCCAGGGGAAAATCAAGGGGCTGATTCCGCGTCCAGGGTTAGCCCCTGAAAAGAATCTTTTCTAGGCTAAACACCTAAGCAAGTGCAAGTTACGAAAATAATTACTAATTTTACAAGCGTATAACCGAATAAGCAACTATGGCTAATACAAAGGGGATTCAATTTTGGAAGCTTCGCTCAAAGCATGGGCGGGATAAGCTATTCAAAACCCCTGAGTTAATGTGGGAAGCAGCTTGCGAATACTTCCAACACATAGAAGATAATCCCTTCTATGAAACTAAACCAATGGTTGTGTCAAACGGGCAGAACGCAGGGTCAAGCGTTGAAATGGTTCAAATCCCAATTAAAAGACCCTTTACCATTCATGGGCTTTGTTCTTATATCGGGTGTAATACCGAATATTTCAGAAATTTCAAGAACCAGAACCGCAAAGACGGTGACAATTTTAGTTCGGTCATTAAACAAATAGAGGAAACAATCTATAATCAGAAGTTTTCCGGTGCAGCAAGCGGGTTCTTTAATGCCAATATAATAGCTAGAGACCTTGGATTGTCAGATAAGAAGGAGGTTGATAAGAGCGTGACAAAGATAAAATTCACAGATGCAGCAGGCTGAGGTAATGGTTGAGAGGCCAGTCCTCACACAATATCAAAAGGACATCCTTTACAGTGATGCTAGATTCACTGTTACCAAGGGAGCCACAAAGATTGGTAAGACCTTCCCTCATTTGTTTTGGTTATTCGAGAGGGCACACGATGAAATCAAAGCAGGGGCTAACTATTGGTGGATCGCTCCTATCTATCCTCAGGCCAAGATAGCATTTAACAGGATGAGACGGATAGCCGTACCGCTTGGGTACAGGGTAAATGAATCAGAGTTGTTTATTCAAACAGGCGTTGACTCTCGGATATGGTTTAAAGGCGCTGATAAGCCTGACTCCCTTTATGGTGAGGATGTATTTGCAGCCGTGTTTGATGAGTTCACAAGAGCAAAGGAGGAAGCGTGGTTTGCGTTAAGGTCTACCCTCACCCACACTAAAGGCCCATGCAAGTTTATAGGAAACAGCAAAGGACGTAAGAACTGGGGGCATAAACTATGGATGAAAGCTAAGTCAGGCGAACCAGGTTATGAGGCCTTTAAGGTAACCGCTTATGATGCTGTGGATGCTGGGATATTGGAATTGGAAGAGGTTGAGCAAGCAAAGCGAGACCTACCAGAATTAGCATTCAAAGAACTGTATTTAGCCGAGGACTTAGACGATCAGGCTAATCCATTTGGGATACCATTTCTCAAGAAACAAATAGCATTACAGACAAATGAAAAGCCTGTATGCTTTGGTGTTGATTTAGCTAAATCGGTTGACTGGGCTGTAATCGTTGGGTTAGATGTTAACGGTAAGATATGCCATTTTGAGAGATGGCAAAGCGACTGGGCACAAACCAGAAAGAGGATCATAGACACTGTTAAATCAGTGCCTACCTACATTGATAGCACCGGAGTAGGTGACCCTATTGTCGAGGACATACGCAAACAATGCCATCAGGTAGAAGCATTTCAGTTTACAAGCAAGTCAAAGCAACAGATCATGGAGGGGTTGGCCTCAGCTATTCAAAATGGTGAGGTGTTTATAACTGAGGGGTTAATGTATGATGAGCTTGAATCGTTTGAATACGAATACACTAAAACAGGGGTTCGCTACTCAGCCCCATCAGGGATGCACGATGATATAGTTTGTGCCCTTGCCTTAGCAGTAGCAAAGAAAGGATCAAAGAAAAGAGGCGTAAGCTTCACAGCAATGTAATTATGATTGACGCAAAAGAAGCACTAAAGACAGTAGTAACAACAAAGCTAGGCAGGTCCGTAACCTGGATTCATGCTAACTTGTTTAAGAGTAATTTCCTTGTCGATCAATTGGCGGCTAACAGCTCTTGGCCGGTCTTTATCTACCTCACCCCCGTTGAGAAGAAAGCAAGCCTATCAGACAACACCCCAGCCATTAAGCGAACAATAAGCGTCAATGGTTACTTCCTTGATAAGCCAGCGCTAAACCCTACCAGGGACTATTCAAGTGAAGAGGTAGAGCCGATTATTACCGACATGGAAGTATTAGTAGATAAGTTAATTTACAACCTCAATAAGCAATCAGTTACCCCAGTAACCGATTTACAAAAGGGAGGCGTTAAAGACTTTAGAACAGTTGGCCAGTATTCCCGATTCGATGCAAACGTGTTTGGGGTTATGGTAACGTTTGATTGGCCAGTGAATGAAAATACAACAGGATGTTAACAACAAATCAATAAATATGTACTACAAAGCAACAAAACAACTAACATTTAAAGAGGGCGTAGCGCAGACATACAGCGGTCTGTTTGGTATTGCGGTAACGCTTATAACCGCTTTGCCGGGTATACTGTTATTTTCTTGGCTAATTGGCGTGATTTTCAAGGCGTTATGTCGTATCTTTATGGCTGGATTTAACGTATTTTAATGCTAACCCTCACCGCAAATAACGCCATAGAATTAACCGTTCCTGTCTCCTGGGATGAGACAACAACGGAGCTATTCCAGCGGATCATAAAAGAGTGGGATATGGACAAGGCTATGGCTGACCGTGACCCCGTTAAGTTGTTTGCCATTATATCCAATAAGCCTTATACCACAATCATTGAAAGCGAAAACTATGACCTTCAAACCATCTTAGACGCTGTTTGTGCTTATGTGTATTACACAAACTTACCAACAGAGGTAAAGGATGAATTTATGTTACTCAACAAGGTGGTAAAGATCCCAAAGGATTTGAGCGGGTTAACAGTAGGGCAAGCAATAATAATACGCCAAAGGATGGACACGGTTAAGGACATACGGGAGTTGATCTCCTTTGCGTGTGCGGTATTCATTCAGCCCTACTTTGATGGGGAGTTAATCAACGACAGATTTAAAAAGGCTCAATTCGATATGGAGCGTGTAAGACAATTGGAAGAGGCTATACTTCAAATGCCTATTACCTATACCTACCCTATCGGTTTTTTTTTCTTGAATCGACTCAACAAGTCTGGGATGATGCCAATGCAAAACTATCATCAAAGCAAACTGATGGGCTGGAAGAAATGGCTTCAAAGATGGCTGATGTCCAGGAGCTACAGCCGCTTTTTTATTTGGGGATCATTGACACCTTCGCTCAACGTTTCAGTCTCGACCCGGATGACGTATATCATAAGCCTTTTTACACGGTGATTAACTTTATGGTACTATGGAGCAAGAGAGCGGACTATCAAAAGAGGTTTCAAAAAGCTTACAGTGAGTTAACTAAGGAGAAGAAATGAAAGCTGAAATAACCACATTCTTAAAACAGGTTGAGGGGGAGTTACTCAAACAGTACACTTCACGCAACCTTAGAGCGTCTGGTAAATTTGGCAATGAACTAAGAGAAGAAGCCACAGAGACGGAGGGGACTATTTTTGCGAGTGGGCACGCAAGGCAGATGATTAACGGGCGTAAACCTGGCCCCCTCCCACCTGTGCAAGCTATCGAGGATTGGATACATGCCAAAGGCTTAGACCTTAACCCGTGGGCTGTGGCCAAATCCATAGCTAAGAAAGGAACGACCATATTTAGAGGTCGTCAGGGATTAGATGTATCGGAGGCGGTAGGTAAATACTCAGATGCGTTTATGATAGTATTATCAAGGGAGAAGGCAGAAGTTATTCAGGCAAGGATAGCGGAATCCTTTAAAAAAGCACAAGAAGCATTAGTATGAAACATATTTTTTTGTCCTTTATATACCCCATTATGCGTGTAATCGCCTTGACGGTTATACTAACGTCATGTGGTACATTACAGACCATTAATGGGGTGAGGATTCCAAAAAGGAACGAAAGACCAAATATTAAGAACTACATACTTGTAACGGGTGTATCGTTTGGTTTCGGATATTATTTAGGGAAAGAAGTTTTACCACAAAAGAAAAATTAAATGGCGCAACCAACTTTAAATGCAAGACCCGCAACATGGGCAGGGACATCAGGGCCGATACTATATAAGTTCACCTCCACCAACTACGCCAATGCTGGTTATTATATGGCGGTGGAAGTATGGAACAGCATAACAGCGGCCAAGATTGCAAATACTAAATATTATGCTAATTCCAGTGGAGAGGTAACGGTGGACGTTAGCGCTTTCCTCAAGTCCGTTATGAGTCTGGATAATTCAGCAGACCTCACAACCTCAGATGTAGTTTACGCTGACACTAATTGGGTAAAGTATTATATCAAGTATCGGGAGTATTGGACGGCCGGCAGTGAGACTCAGGTTGACGATGTGGCTAATCTAAGATATGCAGTTTATGGAGGGTTGCAGTTAGGATCAGCAAATAACCTTAGCAATTATATACCTGGCGCTTCATCCAATAAGTTTTTAATGATTAGTGATTCGCCAGTAGGGATTAAAGGATATAACTTTCTTATGTCAGCTATAGGGGGTGGTAATACATTGATAAGACTTCAAAAATATCTGAATGGAGTTTTAACAGACACAACAGTAACAGCACTTACAGTAGATAAAGCTAATCTAATCAGAGTTAATGAAACTGCTTATGATCGGGTTGACGCTGTAATCCTTGAGGGGTCAACAGTAACTTTTACAAACGGAAGGGCAACGGGGGGTAATGGATTCGACAGCGTATCCACCAATGTAGCTACTTCCACATCTGTAGGATCAGGAACCTTTGACGGGTTTTACAGAACCATTTCAGGAACATCAGGAGTTGAAATTATAATCTATGCCTTTGTAACAAGTACAGACCTTACAGGGAGTGTTTATCTAAACATGACCATTTACAATGGCGCCAAATCAATTCACGCAAATATTCCCGCTGTTCCGGTAACCTATAATGGTCTCTATGTTTTAAAGATTACAACGGGGGCTTTTGATCCTGCTTTTGTTGAATTGCTAATGGACAACGGAACAGCGGGAAATGTTGATTGGAGCTTAACGGCAGTTGATGATGTGGGAAGTGAAACAAAATCCATAACAATTAAAGAAGATTGCGCCAATACAATAATGCTACAATGGCGCAACAGCTTAGGCGGGGTTGAGTGCTATCCTTTTACATACAATCAGGAATACACTTATGACTATGGTGGTAAGAAAGCCAAACGATTAACGCTGTTCGCTGATAACCTTACCCTTAACCAATGGGAGGCTATACAAGGGCTTAATACCAACGGGCAATCATACAGGAATAACATTATTGAAATGACAACAAGCCTTAACCGGACATCATCACAGATAGGTCAATCTGTATATGTATTAAACTCAGACGGCAGTAAAACTGGTGTGGTGGTTATTCCACAAGAAAATACAACCAACACAAAACAGCAACGACACAGCGCATACGTTACCATAGAATACCCTGAATTATTCTTACAGTGAGAAGATTAGAAATATACATAAACGGCTCACTACTTGACATTGATCAGGAAACAATCTTTGGGATGAACTTAAAGGCCAATGATGTAACTGACTTATCAGTAAGGTTCATTAATTATACATCATTAATTACCGTTCCCATCACAGATAATAATAGGGCTATCTTTGGTTACTCTGATATTATCAACTCCACGTCAACTGTTCCTTATACCGCTGGGGTTGCCAAGGTAAATTTAAGTGGCATTACCGTTATAAACGGAGGTGTAAGCATATTACAGGGCAACGTAGGAGGTAGATTCCAAATAACAATACTTGAGCCATCAAAAGGATTTTTTAACGCGATAGAGGGAAAATATCTTAGAGAACTTGACTTATCAGCTCATGACGGTCTTGTTGATCTTGACACAACCTGTAGCGCCACATCAGGGGTGGTCACCCCATTAATGGATTATGGCAATACGACATATTCAGCGAGTCCATCAAGATTTACTGTTGATGCTAATACTTGCCTTCCAAGTTTTTACGTAAGCACATTAATAGACGCAATCTTTGCCGATGCTGGGTATAATAAATCAGGAAGTGTTTTTTCTGAGAACAGGTATTTAAACATGATAATCCCTTACAGTAAGGATACTTATGAATACTCACCAGAGTTTGCGGTTTACTATACATCAAGAGCTGAGAGAACGTCAGCCACAACCCCTCACCTGGTTCTAGCTGGTGTCGATATCGGTAATAAGATCACAACTGAAATAATATTACAGAATGATTCAGGGTTTTATGGAAATACAACGGGGTATCAAGCATCCACCAGCTCACCCGTTGAAACATCTATTTTTGACGCTACTGTAAAGTTCAGTGGAAATATTACCGTATCCGGTGGGGCGGCAAACATTAAAATATTGAACGTCTACTCAGGTACGTTACTTGACTTGGGGATAGTGGCCAATACAGGTACAGCAGATCATACCGGAACCTACGACCTCACAGTTATCGAGGGCAGACAATACGTTATCGTTAGTGAAATCTCATCTGGAACCCCTACGATAACAGTCAATAGTTGTACTATAACCTTTGAAGCTAAAAAAACGCCTAAAGACTGGGTTTTTTGCGCGGAACTCCTGCCTGGGATATTTCAAAAGGATTTACTTAAAGAGGTAGCTATTCAATTTGGCTTGATATTCTCAGAACAAAATGGAACTATTATTTGTACCAAAATAGAGGATATTATTTTAAACAGAAGTGGGGCAGATGATTGGACAGATAAGCGAGTTAAGACAACTGACGAAATTGATTTTTCCCCAATAAGTTTTGCACAAAACAACTATTTTAAGTACCAGAATCAAGATAAACTATTAACTGATATTTATCAGGGTAACTTATTAGTTAACTCAGAAAACGCGACAACGCAAAAGACTGTTTATACATCTCCCTTTAATTGTTCAGCTACTACAGAATACGAAGTAACAGGCGGGATTCTCACCAATATTCTTTATATCCCAATATTTGATACAAGCATAGATATAAACAGTTTTGATGATACCCCTGGTTTAAGGCTTGGATTAGTTAGGGATAATGAATCAGGGGAGGTATGCATATTTGACACAGAACAAACAGATTTTAAGATTGCTTATTTCCATGATCCTAATAGAACGGATTCCCTCATTCCTCAA